GCCTTCTACTGGATCTTCGACTTCATTGCCTGATTTCTTATCAATAGCTAATTTTTTAAGCTGCAATTCCACCATTTTTAATTTTTTATCAATCTTAGCGGACTTGGCTTCCACCGCAGTTTTAAGCATATTGCCCGCGACTTCAAACATACGACTGCCGTACTTGGCTTCAACATTCATTCCTAGATCCATTAAATCATCGAATGCTTGTTCTGCTTTGGTGGCCAGGCCATCCAATTCTCCATCACTCATATCACCTAGACCAGTGACTCTTGGCAGCGCCGAACTGATTTTGTCGAACTCTTCTAATTTATCCTGTAAATTGATTACTACAGGTTGTGGTTTAGATTTAATTGGCCCAATAAGTTCTTCATCGTTGGAGGGCAGACCCAATAATGATTCTAATTTTTTTGTCATATCTTTACTTATTTCCTTTTGCCGCCCATGTGAAAAATATCATGTTCAGTAATAATTCTAAATTTTAGTCCAGCTTTCTTTGCCCACTGTCCAGCCACTTCCCACTTCGCCATATTTTTTACATACTGCGCTTGATCGTAGGGATTTTTACCCACATGTTCTAGATATGCCTGCTTTTGTGGCTTTACTTCCCATAATTCAGCGTGTTGTTTTTTATTTTTATCAACGTATACCACGAGAAAATCTGGTACATATACTGTATTTTTTCCAGTAAGTGGATCCCTATATGGAATCTTTACAGATTCACTGGCCCATTGTATTATCGCAGGATTTGTATCACACATATTCATAACAGTCATTTCCCAGGACGATCTATACATGGGCTGATGCAATCCTACATACTTTTCAGGATTTTTCAATTTATAAAATGATTTTGCAAATCTTAAACTCATGCAATTATATTCCTTGCAATTTCAGCGTTGGGTGTAAACGGAGAGGCCATTCCTAGACTACTGCTTTTATACCTGTTGTAGTTCAATAATTCTGTTATGAGATTATTCAATTGAACCGAGTCTAGACCTTTTAATGTATCAACCAGGTTATATGGATTTATTCCATCTAGTTTTGCCTGTCGTATGATCACCAATGCGGTGCTTTCGGCTGAATCTTTTTGGAACCCTCTACTGCTGAAAAAGGAGACTATTGCATCATATGTACCTGCATCAACGGTGATCGGTGTTTGTGTATAATTGTCAAAGACTTTTAATGTGGTCTGCGAGCTATCTGCTGTAGCATTACTCTGTGGCAAATTATTATAAAACGCGGTCATTGATATATTCCATTATTGAATGCTACTGCTTCCAGTGACATTATTCTGTTTGTCATAAAGCAAATTGCTAAGGCGAATTGATTCTGCCTGGTATTTACTGTTTACTGTTATTTGTAGGTTAGTTGTTGCAGAAACTGATGCACTCGCTGCAGATTGTATGGAATTGAATTCTGAAATAGAGCTCGCAGAATTTAATTTGGCAGTCACGTCTGCAGGATTTAATGTTTGGCTCGCTACAAAATCATTGTCATTAGCCCATGCTGTATTGAGTGATGTTATTGCAGAACTGATATCAGAAATTGAACTATTTTGATTGATACTCTGTGCGGTAAATGGTGTGGTACTTGCCAAAGGCAGGGGCATTGCAAAATACTGTCCAGCAGCAGGTGTTGTTCCTTGTGTGTTATTATTTTCTGAAGGTTGTACAAATTGTGCATTATTGATTGCTGAATTTATATTGGCCAACGTCTGTAACTCACCATTTGCCGCAATTGCAGGAGTTGCATTTATGGTAAGAGGAGCAACACCTTGTGTAGCTACAGGAGTGACAGGTGCGATGGATATTGCTGACGCGGCAACTTGTCCAGCAGTTGCAGAGTTATTTCCTAGATTTAAATTGAGATCTACTCCCAACCCATTTAATGAAGTTTGTGGGGTATTGCCTGTATAATTTAATGTGGAATATCCTGTATTAGTTCTTGATTGGCCTGCAAAATTTCCTGCTACTATCCCAGTGAGTCCACCAACACCAACGGCACCCACCGCATTAATGGCGTCTAATAATCTACTTCCGCCTTCTGGTACAATATTCCCCAATACGTCACCAAAAATATCTGCAGTTCCTGCTAGAGCGTTTCCAAAAATACTTTCAAATCCACTAGATCCAACTCCCAATGGACTAGGAGTATTATCATAATGAAGAGTTGCAAATCCTGCAGGATTGTCAATACCAACAGACCCGTAGGAATAAAATACAGTTTCATAGTCAAGCTGCATTTTACTTTCTAGTAATCGGCCACCCTGTGTCTGGTCAAGTCTATCATGCTCCCAACTCCTGATCATAGGATTAATTAGTTGATAGCTTACGAATTGGTGACGGTTTAATTGATATAACGTTATAGATCTAAAGAATGGTTTCTTTACTTTGGGAGTATTCAGACCATAATCAGTTGACGAATATAAACTATTTTGTGCCTGGTATTTTGTATTTCCATACGGACCTTTTGCTGGATCCTGCGCAGTTCCTAGAAGTTGGCTGGCGAATCCACCAACATTGGCTCCTAACAATCCATTTAATGCCTGGTTTGCTATGCCACCTAGTGCAGTATTCCCTGTTAACTTACCATCATTATAATAATAACGATAGTAATTAATCCACATGTCATTTACCAGGTTTGATATGTCATCATGAAATACAAATGAAACAGGCTGGTATGTGATATTTTTCTGTATAACAGTTTTTCTGTTATACTGATTCAATACTTCTGTGTTAATCTGAAACTTAGGAAGATCTGCCTGCTTTACTAGCATTCCCACTTCTTCAGTTTTTTTCCTGCCTTGGAATATTATATCTTTCAGAACATTTGACTCTATATCAAATGTCACATAGAACATCCATCCAGCTTTTGGCACCAATGCGTAACCACCATCCAGATATAATCTACTGGCGTGTTGAGCATCACGTAAGTTAACGTTGTCACTGTTGTTTTGAAGATAAGATCCTACATCTGGCATATTGATATTTATGTCACGAAGAAGGCCCAGTGATTAGCTGAGCCTTCTTGTAGATTATATATTGTTTAACCTGTTGATAATGTACGAGTTGTACGACCAACATTCTCACCAATACCAGTTGGATTACCTGCTGCATTGAGCTGAGTTGCGTTATCAAAGCTAATTGTCATTGTAATGTCCAATGGATCATTAGACTTATAATCACCTCCCTGATAAGCAGTTTTCTTAATGTAGCAACCCTGTAGTTCAAATGTTTCTAGGACATTTGGTGTAAATGCACCGTTACCACCATCGAGAATTTCAATGATAGTGACGAACTTGTAGTCGATACCTGAAGCAGCTGACGCCTGTTCAAAGAAGTCGAACTGTTTCTGATTCTGCTCACCTACTAATTTGCTTACTGCTCCGGTTGCATCATCACGTACAACAAGATCAATATCTGCCCATGTGTGCTTGCCAGCAAGTTTCACCTTACTGTTGTACACATCCAACACAATCTGTTCAAATTCTACTGACGGTCTACCGCAGGTCATTACCTGTTTGGTAAGTTCAGTAGAAGGCGATGTTACTCCAAATCCGTTAAGTGTCACTCTGAAGCGATACTTGAGCTTTGGCATTAACAAACCTTGGTTCGTAGAACTTTGACCTGGTGGAAGTGGAACCGTTAATTTGCTTAAACTTGCTACTGCCATTTTGTTATGCTCCTTGTTCTTTATTATTTACCATCTTATGCCAGTGTGAAAGTTCCAGCTGCGATTGCTCCGGTGTTAACAAGACGTATTGGAATATAGATAAATTCCACAGCCTTAACTGGCTCAATAGCAACATCCATCCAAAGTTCACCACGGTCAATTCTAGGAGGTGTATTGTTTGATTCATCGCAAACTACAACGAAGTCATAAAGTGCGCGCTGACCAACTAGTTCTAATAATAGACTTTGTGCAGCATTCTTGATTTCACCACGTGTAATTTTATCATTAGGTTCAAACAAATATGGCTTAGATAGTATGTCTAGTTGTCTACGTAGATAAGCAACAAGACGTGAAACGTTTACTCTATCGAGTGCGCTGGTTGTATTTGAACGTGTGTACTGTCCATATGCGACTAATCCCACACCACTTAAAGTAGCGATAGGATTTACTTTACCATTATTTGCCATCACATTTCTGATTGGTTCTGGTAGAGACGCTAGTTTAAATTCACCAGTCTGTGAATCAACATATCCCACTGAAGTAGCATTGTCAACGACACCTCTACGAATACCAGCAGGAGCAAACCAAGGATAACTCTGTTGGTCACTCAATGCATATGTACGCATCATCATGTGACTTGGTGGAACAACAATGTAGTTACCACTTAGGTCATTTGTGTATCCACTTGGATAGTAAAGTGCAGTATAATCATCGTAACTTACAAGACCAGTATCACCATTATCTAGAGCACCGTTGGTGTTGTTACCCCATGCTGCCAATGTTGTTGAATCATTGGATAGACGGAAAGGAGTATCACCAATAACAAACGCTGTTAGTCCACGGTCTGTGTTGAATCCAATCATGTTCTGAATGGTTTCAGGATAGCCAGGGCAAGTGATGAGATTGAAAGTTAGATTGTCAGTGTCTCTTGCAGTTGTGTTGCCATCAATTTCTGCTTTGAGTGCAGCAACAATAACACTACGTTGTGCGTGACGACCAAAAGTTCCACTACCATCTGCGTTATTTGCGCTGATAGAAACCCAACGATCTGGACTGTATGATGACATTTGCTCACCTGGAACACGGATGTTGTAACCGTTGTTGGCGTTGATGTCAATGTAATTTTTCTTGTATTGTTTTACATTGAATCCTGAACGACGTAGATTCCAAAGGTGTGTGCCACGTGGATAGTTCACTGGATCTGGAGCATCTGGATCAACATAGTTGCTTACAAGTAGTTCAGAAATCGGTGCTGCTGAAAGATCAGCACCATGGGTTGACCAACGTGCATCTGCAAACACCCAACCATTAGGTGAGGTATGATCTGAAGGATCCTGCAATACCCAAAGTAGAGTATTTGCATTCCATACATAAATTTCCTTACCAAACTGATCAGTTCCATTTGCAGTACTGACCCAGATGTCTCCCATTCTTAGTGGAGTTCCATCGCTCTGTGTTGTTGGTTTAGTTGCACTGATAATTGGACCATTTGGATCTGTCTGTAATGATGCGGTTGCATTGTAATAAGGTGAAGTAGGTGATTTGTAACCTACCCATTTGCTACCATCATGTACCAAGATGTCGATTTCGTCTTGTAGTGAGTCATACCATACTGTGCCATCTGCTGGTTCTGTTGAAGGAGCAACAGCATCTGCAACGTAGGTTAGTGATTCCCAGTTGGTTGCAATATAGGTAGCACCGTCTGTTTCGTTAGCACCTAGTGCATAGAAGTTAGCAGTAGTACCTGGAGCAAATCCCATGCTTGTCAATACTGTAGCAGTACCAGAGAAGCGAATTTCACCACCAGTTGTGTGAGTGATACTTACCGACCCATCTGCATTTGGCGCAGCAACGATATTAGGAATTCCTGAATTATTGATTGCAACCGCTACAGATAATCCTGTGCCAGTATTAGCAATTGTAATAGTTTGGAAGCTAGTGTAGGTAGCTGAACCAGGAGTAGTTACAGAAATTCCAAAAGAACCTGGGTGTACCGTGGCAGTTGACCCTGTTGCAGGAGTTGTAATTGTGGTAGGTGCAACTGCTGCACGAGTACGCAATTTGAACTCTGCGAGAACTGGCATCAATGCACCTCCTACGTAGGAGTTGTCACCGTGGTCGAAATTACTTTCAACATACACAGTTCCTACAGGAATATTTGCTCCACCACCTACTGCATCAAGAGCATAAGTTGCGGCCGCACCATTTGCATAAACAGGAGCCTTTACATAACTCCATGTTTTTGTTGTCTCTGACCACTGCTTGACTGTCCAGATCTGTCCAGAATTTGGACTAGTTGTTTTCACATATACACTGCCTTTGGCATAGTTGGTGAAATCTGGATATTGAGTATGTGGACCAACGAATACTGTGTGTCCGCTGAATACTCCGATTGTTAGACCCAGTTGGGCTAGTAATGGTGCAGTACCTGCAGAAATGTTGATCTTACCATCTGGGTTCGTTCCATCACTCATCGCAGTAGAATCTGCATGAAGTGTTAGAACACCATTGATATTTCTTGCATATACTCCTGGAATCTGATGACTTGAAGTATAAGCAGTGTTGATTGCTGTGACAATTTGAGATACCGTGCCAGGTGAACCTGAACTATAACCAGAAATAGTTACAGCCACATTGTTAATTGTGATTGTACCGTTCTGTGTTATTGCAGAAGGAGCAGCAGTTGCGGTGACTACTGGCCAGCTAGTGGTCCATACTGAGCTCTTTCCAGAACTCCAGCTTTCACCATTAGAACCAACAGCTACCCAGTTGCCGTCATTGTTTTTCAACCATACAACGTTTGAATCTGCGGCGCCTGTTACAACGATAGCGTAACTACCAATGAGTCCTACGCTAGGAAGTGGTGTTAGACCATCTGAAGTATATACAGCAACATTGCTGTCATCAATTACTAGAGGTGTCTTGTTGACAAAAATTGTGCCGTTCCACTCAAAGATTCCCCAAACAGAATTTGTGGTATCTAACCAGTATGTACCGTTGGCAACATCGCCTGCTGGAGCAGAACTCTGTGCAGATAGTTCTCCAAGATCGATAGGAGCACGAACAACATACGCAGCAGAGCTAACGCCCAATAGACTGTATGCAGCCTGCAATCCATACTCGTTCTGTTCGCCTGCATTTACAGGATTACCACTGGCATCTGTAATGAACTGTGGAACTCCGAAAGTATCTGTAAGATCTCTCTGACTGCTTAGTAGATAAACTTTGCCAGCATTAGCAGCAGTTGTACCAGGAGCAACAACTCCCGATGGATTAATTTTATCTTGTGCCGAAGCAACAAATATCATTGGCACCGTGCCTGGAGCAGCGGAAGTGTAAAAACTTTCGTTGACTACAGAGACTTGTACGCCTGGTGATTGTAATGTGGCCATTATTGTTTTCTCCCAAATATGGTAATTTCAAATGTATTTAGCAGGTGTATTGAAAAAACCTGGATTAAATACTGTTGAGACTACACACAAAAGGGCCCGTTTATGAGACCATTATGCAAAAATTGTAATTCAAGGCCTGTCGCAGTGAATTATCACAAGGAAGGCAAAGTTTATTATCGAAAAAAGTGTGATCACTGTGGAAGAGGTCGTGGAAATGGACAGCCTCTATGGTTCAAATCTGGATATAGGATGAAATGTAAATGTGATCGTTGTGGATATGAAAGTAGATTCAAACAACAATTCAATGTCTATTATATAGACGGGTCACCTTCTAATTGCCAGATAACCAATTTAAAAACAGTATGCGCCAATTGTCAGCGCATACTGCATATTCTCAAACTTCCTTGGCGTCAAGGAGATTTGACTCCGGACTTTTAAGTAGACGTTCCATCAATTTGTTAACATTGGTGTATAGATCTCCTAGATCACCATTATTATCTATAACAAAATCCGCCATACTTTCGTCTAATGTCATACTTGATGAATCTTCAGGTGGAACGTGTTTGCTTCTATCCACCCAGATTACATAATTGAAAACATCGTATGCCGCCATGGCATAGAATTCTTGTTTGTTACGAAGTCCACAGTAGATGTCATATTCTTGAAATATTTCTTTACCTAGGCGACCTGGATCGTCTCCGTTGTATTCACTGATTCCATTATACCATTCTTCTCTGTGATTATGGCGATCGTTATAACATTCTTCTTCAGAAGTATAATTATACTTCGTCTTCAACATGTCATACATGAATTTATTTGAACAGAATTGACTACTAGAAATAAATGTAAATCCATACATCGAAGTTAGTATATCACATACCGTGTCTTTACCATGTCTACCATGGCCAATTATTAATAGTTTAGGAAGTGTACTCATGCTTATATTATACACTATTATACAATAAAGTCAACCTTATCCAAACACAAACCACATAGGTTTTTCACCTGTGCCGTAGTTTTGTAGTTCTAATTCAAGGCGTTCAATTGCAGCTTCACCCTCTGCCTTAAGTGCATCACCATTTAATTGTGTTCCACCCTGAGGACTGGCAATCTGTGTGAACATTGAACGAGCCTGTCCAAGTATTACTTTTGCCTGTGCAAGTGCATAATCTTTGATCCAGATACCAGAGTATGGGTCATCAAGTATATTAAAATCTGGTTTATAATTATAGCACCATAGTAATAGAGTTTCTTCTCCACGTGGGCGCTGTTGAATCACCAATTTTTTTGTAGCGGCGTGCCAGGTAAAATTGATATAACTACCAAACATTTTACCCACTAATTTCTGATAAGATGCAAACGCATAGTAAGTGGCGAGTCCGCCCATGTTACTTGAGCTCAGTAAATATGTATTTGAGTATGCAAGGTTAAATGGTTCGAATAAAGACCCGCCATCTCCCCCGCCTGTTCTAGACCCAATAGATCGTCTGAATACTTCTCGAACTTCTATAACTTCTTTACTGAGTGTGTACTCGTTAACGTCTTGTTCAAGAGTAATGAATGCCCAACTTTCCTCAACTGCGTTTGATGACTTCTGCCTGTATTTGGCAAATGCTCTATCAATAGCGGTGTCATAGTGAATTGGGTCTAATTCTAGATCGATCATTCCGTCACCTAGCATGGCTTTGATATAATCAACGACTGGTTTACGATAAGATTCTGTTGTGCTCATGCCAATATTTAGCCGATAAATACAATTATGCCTAGACTCAGTCTTTACCGCCCAGAAAAGGGAAACAATTTTAGATACATTGATCGCATTATTCTGCAACAATTTCAGATAGGCGGCACAGATATCTTCATCCATAAGTACCTTGGACCAGTAAATCCTACTGCTGGAAATGCAACTCCGGGCACGCCAACTCAGGCCAATCCTGTAGGAGAATTAGGTATACAAGACCTGGTTCTCATGGAGAATAGAGATCGTCATTATGATCCAGACATTTATACAATGCGCGGAATATACACCATGCAGGATCTGGATTTCAATCTCAGTCAATTTGGATTCATGTTGAACAATGACACCATTTTCCTGCATTTTCATCTTCGCAATTGTGTAGATACATTAGCTCGTAAAATTATGGCGGGTGATGTACTAGAATTGCCACACCTAAAGGATGAATACGCACTAGGTGATGCCAGTGTGGCATTAAAAAGATTCTATGTAGTTCAGGATGTAACTCGTGCTGCGTCTGGATTCAGCCAGACCTGGTATCCTCATATACTTCGAGTTAAATGTACACCACTTGTTGATAGTCAGGAATACAGTGAAATACTTGGCATGGATGCTGGAGCAGGCGATGGCACCACAATAGGTGACTTAATGAGTACCTACAACCAGAGCATGGCAATTAATGATGCGATCATATCGCAGGCGGAAGCAGATGCTCCTATGAGTGGATATGATATCAGAAATCTATTCGTTGTGCCAATTAGAAAAGACAATGGCCTGGTTGATATTGAGGATGCTTCAGATGACACTGACAACGTTAATTCTGAACAAGGATTAGTTGCCAACGCTGCTAGTTATTTGAAAACTCCAGATCATGAATACTATGTAGGATACCTTACAGAAGATGGTAGACCTCCTAACGGAGCACCTTATACTTTTGGTATTGAATTTCCCACAGGGCAATTAGAAACGGGACAATTTCATCTACGTACTGATTTCTTCCCCAATGTTTTGTATCGTTGGAATGGAAATTATTGGCTAAAATTCGAGTCAGATGTTCGTATGACTCTCACCAACAACTGGGATCCTACAGTGCCTAATCAAAATTCTGCATCAGATACCTACACCACTAAAAATCAACAGACACTCAAATCTAGTTTCATTAACAATAATAATACTGCAACAATTGCGGGACAGGTTGTTCAAGAACGACAGGCATTGAGTAAGGTCCTTAGACCCAAAGCAGACAATTAAGGAATAACGAATTGGAATTTTTTTACGACGGGCAAGTAAAACGCTATCTAACTCAGTTTATGAGAATAATGAGCAATTTTTCCTACAAGGATGCCAAGGGAATTGTTAGGCGAGTTCCTGTGAGATATGGTGACATGAACCGACAGACCGGCGCAGTACTAACCAAAAACTCTGAAAATTTTTTGCAGACAGCCCCATTCATAGCTTGCTATATCAAAGGACTGGATTTTGCCAGAGATAGACTGCAAGATCCTACATTTGTTAGCAAAGTCAATATTCGAGAACGAGCCTACGATGATATGGGCAATGAGTATCTAAATACACAAGGTGCCAATTATACTGTAGAACGTGTGATGCCTACTCCATTTAATCTCAAACTAACCACAGATATTTGGTGTACAAATACTGATCAGAAACTACAGTTATTTGAGCAGATTGGTGTGTTGTTTAATCCTGCTCTGGAAATACAAACCTCCAATAATTTTGTTGACTGGACTAGCTTGAGTTATGTAGAACTTACGGATATGACATTCAGTAGTCGTCAGATACCACAGGGACTTGAGCAGGACATTGATATTCTTACAATGAATTTCATGACTCCTATCTGGATAACACCTCCTGCTAAGGTAAAGAAACTGGGAATCATCACCAAGATCATTACCAGTATATATAACGAGCCCACTGGTACCAGTGAAGAATTGCGACAATTCAGTGATGGAGAAATATTAGAACCTTTTTCTGGACAACAACCTATTGTAGTGAACGCAACCACACTGGGCAATTTCAGTCTATTGGTTCTGGACAATACCGTTAAATTGGTGCCACCTACAAATGCCAAAAGTTCTGGCAAAGGAACAGACCTGCCCACTAAGTCAGGAGCAGATGCTAATTGGTTGAGTATACTTGATAGGTATCCTGGTGTATTCAAAGCAGGCCTCAGTCAAGTCAGATTGTTGAAACCAGACGGCAATGAAATTGTGGGATATATGAGTCTTAGTCCTGTGGATGATTATACCATGCATATAAACTGGGACACAGATACAATTCCTATGAACACCCTGTTAACAGATATCATGGGAAATATACCAAGAGGAACAGTGGATGCCATCATTAATCCACAGACATTTAATCCTCGCCCTGTGCTATCCAATGGAAGTCTAGGTTGGCCAAATACAGATACCAGATATCTGTTGTTAGAAGACACAGTTAATTGGCAGAATCAGGATCTAAGTACATTTACCGGACATGCTAATGACATAGTTCAATGGAACGGCAGTGAATGGACAACAATATTCCATTCTGCATCTGGATCAGAACCTACCTACATAACTAACAGTAGAACTGGGGTTCAATATGTATGGGATGGCACCGCATGGTTAAAAAGCTATGATGGCATCTATGAACCTCTAAAATGGCGATTGGTACTATAAATGAATATTACTTGTGCAGGTGGACTTTTTTTAGCCAGAGACACAAAACGGTTTTTATTTTTACTCAGAACACAGGGACGAACTTCAGGAACCTGGGGAATTGCTGGTGGTAAAAAAGAAGAACAGGATAAAACTCCCTACGACGCTCTACAAAGAGAAATCCAGGAAGAACTAGGCGTAGTACCCAAGATTGAAAAGACTATACCCATAGAGTGGTATGAGAGTAATGACCAGTTATTTTATTACAACACCTATGTGTTGATTACACCGCACGAATTCATTCCTAAATTAAATGAAGAACATGCTGGATATGCCTGGTGTGAGATGGATTGTTTTCCAAAGCCATTGCATCAGGGAGTGAAGACCACGCTTATGGGTAAGATTACTCGAGCCAAAATTGATACAATCCTACGTATTATCAGTTAACTAGATAATTGTGTAATTACTTCTTCCCAATTCTTAATCCCTGCTCGTAATTTTTCCAGGCGACCTTCGTTGTCATCCAATGATCTCTTGAAATCTATAAGATAACTGTTGTACAATTGGAGGTCTGAATTTATGCGATCTAATTTTTGTTTGTCATAAAAATTCAACTGTGGCTTGGCTGTCAGTTCTTCTACAGCAGCCTGATACTCGTTGATCCGTGTCTGGTATGTTTTTATAGTATCTGTTTTGTTGAGTATGTTGTATTCTATAGTTCCGATATCTGCAATGTCTCGTTGTCTGATTTTCTTAATTTCTGACACCACGCCGGTCTTGACAGTTTCACCGTCACTTCCGTTGACTTCACCTGCTCTATCAAAAAATTCATCATCTGGTACAAACTTGAAAGTTTTCATGGCGTATGCAATATCACTGATAATTATATCCTTGGTGTACTGAGTACGAGTGAGTACTGCATCCTGAACAGCACTGGGCGAGACCTCAACGCCTGCTCCATGCAATGCGTACATTCCATGAAAAGTACGTGCTAATTTATTTTCCAGAGTCCTACTGAATAGACCTTTTTCCATTAATTTTTCTATGAGTGCGCTATTATATCTGGTGAGAGGAATTGCATCAAGTATTTTAGGAGTAGCTTCACCTCTGTCTATTAGTGTATGAATAGTGAATGGTTGATTTTCCAAGGCAATGTCAACAATTTTAGGATCAGGTTTAGCTATCCATTTTATAATAGGATCTCTACTGTTTTTCATGCAGGCCAGGTATTGCAATTTAAGTGGAAGTTCACCCAGGTCCATGCCACTTTCACCCAGCTTACTGGCATAATCGTAGGCAGTATTTTCATCTCCCAGTTCAATGAGTTCACGTTCAAGGTCTAGATCTCTCTGTTTGACTCCTCGGTGCAATGTTGTCTTGGTTTTGCGTAGCTGATCGTTGCGAGTGGTCAGCCTGTCTTTGACAGCACCACCTTTTTCCATCTGTCGATCACTGAGATCCAACAACTGCTTGGGATCCAGGCCTGTTTGTTGTTGGAATTCCGCCATGGTCAGTGATTTGTCTTTTTGGTCAAACAATTCTGCCCAGCCGTTTTGTTCCAATACCTCTAGGTCATACTCAGAATCTTCATCTTCTTCTGGCATTTCAATATGTCGGTAATTGGCAATGGCCCACATACCACCTGTTTGTTTGTTCAGACAGTATATGAGTATGATTTCTTTGTCATAGAAATAGCTTTCATAATGACTCTGTGTGCGCTTGGTTGTACACCAATCACTTTGCTTGCCGTGAAAACAACTGGCATCTTTGTCGAGAGGAATAACCACCAACCATTGATCTGTTTCCATGAGATTGACTGAGCGACCTGCGTCTTTGCTTTTCTTCAGCTGGCTCTTGCTGGTGTCTAAAGACTTTTGTTGTAGAAACTTGGTGAATTCTTCGTAGCTGGAGTTTTTACCCCACCAGTCAATGTTACGTTCATTACCCTGTACCTGATTGCGGTTGACGAGATCTCGAAACTGTTGCATGGTCTTTTTAACCAAGGCCTGATCAGCACCCGAGGCCACAAATTTGGCTTCCACCTCTTTGTAGCCTTCCACAAGTAGTTCCCGTAAATACATGCAGATATTTAGCTGAACTGGCTGGGGTTGATATCCCGGCGCGAAGCGCAGCGAAGCTTGCGAAGAAATTTTTTACATATTATCTACCTAGTTAACTTTTCGTTTGCACCTATGCCCAGGTTAATATATAATAGCGTAAATCACCGGAGATCACAATGTCACAGCTTAAAATCTACGCCTGGAGCGCAATCATACATCATGTCAAAGATCGCACCAGCTCGCTGTTGCTCAGCAACTGCACCGCACACAGCGAAGAAGAGGCTGAAGGCATGGCTCGTAAGGTAATCAAAAACGACTACGAAGATCATAGAGTAAACAGCATACTGATACGCTATATTTGTGATGATAATGTCAAGGACACAGTCCATGAATACGAAAACACCAGAATTACTCCAGAGTTCCAGATCCCTAAGCATTTCTAGCACCGTGACTGGATTGCCCACCATGATGATATTTGACAACAACGTCAGATTCGCTGTCGCAGGCCTACAAAACAAAATGTATGCTTGGAGCAGGAAACACAACATAACCTTCGTTGAGGACAATACAGCAGATGGTATCAAAATCTTGTTCGGTAGAGCAGAAGACCTAACCGTTTTTCTACTCACCTGGCCCTATGACCAATGTAGGCCCAGAGTAATTCCATGATCAGTGTTAGACTTCGCAGAGTTAAATTACATAAGAGTGGAACACGCATAGTTCACGTGGGATATCACCATGAACTGGACATGTGGGCACAATGCCACAACACTGAAATACGACACCATATCGACCCCAACGATGAAAGCTGGGTGTGTTTAGAGTTCCTGGAAGACAAATTCGCCACACTATTCCTATTAACCTATGAACATGATTTGGGTATTGAACCATGCATATAACAATCGCCACATTGAGAAATGGCCCAGGCGGCACCAAGGTCTTCGTCATAGGCATGGATAAAATAGTTAAAAGATGGGCCGACAAGCATGGAGTCACGATCTTAGAATCCACGTATATCAGCAGTGATTATCAGCTACGTGTGGTCTTTGGTGAGCCTCGTGACTACACTATGTTCGCGCTCACTGCTGACCAAGTGCTGAAGAATTATCCTTGGCGTTTTGACGATGATTTTGACTGGAGCATCAATGAAGATAGTGTTTGATGGTTTCTTCAATGAGGGGGGACTGAATCAATTCTCCAACATGGCTGAGATAATGTTAACGCATAAACTTGAACGTTGGATGGAGGCCAACATGCCCTCGGCCGTGTACAAACATAGTCACGTTGAGAATGGTGTACAGCTGACTTTTGAAACACCTGCTCACTATACAGAGTTTGCTCTGCGATGGACTGGACGAAAATATAAGATCATCAATTAATGCACATAATATTTCCCTTGGATCATTACATACATGGTGACTTCGATGATGGTTTCATACGCAGATTCGTCGCCTATAGAATAAAAAATTGTTTGATGCAGTTTTTTAAAGCGATGAATAACTGTGCTCATGAATTTGAAATCTATGACCACCATTGTATTCTACGATTTGAGGAA